TTATATCGTGATAATAAGAATGAAAATCCTACAGATCGTCGTAAGGTTGTAAATTACTTTCGGCCAGAAAAACAACACGGCGAAACAGAAAAGTTTAAAGAAGATATGTACGGTACAGAAAAAACTGAACAAGGTGCGTATCTTTATCCACAACATACAAATCATGATTGCATGCAAAGACTTGCTGAATCTGCGTTTGGCTCAGATTTGTATCACTTGAAAGCAGAAACTTATGGTAACAATATAGAAAATTGTCATGCTGAAATCATAGCATCCGGCGCTATTCCTATTTTTCATAAACACTTCTGTGATCATGTCATACATAAAGAACAGGGCAAACCAGTATCCCTTTGTCAAAATACTGGTACAATTGGTCTTGATTATTCTAATTTTAAAGAATGTCAAGAAGTCATGATCAAATTAAAAAATGATCCTGCTATGAGAGATGATTGGCGTGAAATGGCTTTTGAATTTTGGAAACAACACTCAGACGGTGAGATGGTTGTAAATGAAATTATGGAATTAGCCACAAGCGACGAACACCAACCACAAGGACTAGAGGAATTTTTCGGATGACACATGTTTTTATTACCGGCATAGCCGGAATGATAGGGTACCATACTGCTATCAAATTAAAAGAACAAGGATACTCGGTTGAGGGTATCGATAATTTTAACGACTACTATGACGTAGAATTAAAAAATGCTCGTAGTAAATTACTTTCTGATAAACAAATAGCTGTACGAAATATTGATATTTGCTCACCTGGCGAATACTATGAACATATACAAGCTGCTGATGTAGTACTACACTTAGCTGCATATGCAAATCCAAGACATGCTATGGATGAACCACAACTTTACATTGATACAAATATTACTGGTACACAAAAACTAGTTGATATATGTGAAGGTTTAAATACGCCTGTTGTATATGCTTCAAGCTCATGTGTTATGCATGGCCAAACTTTGCCTTGGACAGAACACGATAACCCAGGCCACCAAAACAATCCTTATGGCTGGTCTAAAAGAGTAAATGAATCTCAATTTATATATTCTAAAATAGCTCGCACTATCGGTCTTCGTTTCTTTACAGTGTATGGTCCTTATGGCCGGCCAGACATGGCTTTGTTTAAATTTACAGACGCTATTGTAAATGGCACGCCACTTACACTTTATAACTACGGTGATATGAAACGTGATTTTACTTATGTTGATGATATCGTTCAAGGCATTGAACTTGTGATTAAACAAATACTTGAAAGCAATGAACCACTTGACGAGATCTACAATATTGGTTATGGCGAGCAAGTTCAACTGATGGACTTTGTAGAAGAAATAGAAAAGAACTTAGGACGTAAAGGTACATATGATAAAGTGCCACCGCATCCTGCTGATATGCCAGCCACGTGGTCAGATACATCTAAACTACAAAAGCTTGGATATAAACCAACTACTCCTATTTCTGAAGGTGTAGAAAAATTTGTTACTTGGTATAAGGAGTACTATAATGTCAATTAATATTTTAATTGTTGGACACGGATATGTAGGAAAAGCGGTAGATCATGGCTTCTCTACTTCTCAAGTTACAAAGTATGTTGTTGATCCTCATTATGGAAATGACATCGATGATTTTAAAGGAGTAAGGATGCATGCAGCATTTGTTTGTGTGCCTACTCCATTTGGTGAAATGGGCGTAATTGATTCCTCGATTGTAGAAGATGTAGTTAATCGACTAGAAACTTTTGCTTGTCCTATCATAATCAAGTCGACTGTAACTCCAAATATAGTAGAAGACTTATCAAAGAAAAATTCTGACGTTGTATATAATCCAGAATTTTTAACAGAGAAAAATCATCTTGACGATTTTATTAATCCACCTATGCATATATTCGGTGGTAACCCAATGATTACACGTCAAGTACAAGATCTTTATGAAAAATATAGTCAGTGTAAACCATGTCCAGTTATGCATATGACAGCAATGGAAGCTTCATTTGTAAAATACGGAATTAATTGTTTTCTTGCTACTAAAGTTTTATGGTTTAATCAATTTAAAGATTTAATTGATATAACAGATTCAAAATATAATGTGATTGTAAATGCTATTGGTTCTGATCCGCGTATTGGTCATTCACATACACAAGTTCCTGGACCTGATGGACGTAAAGGTTATGGTGGAGCGTGTTTTCCAAAAGATACAAATGCTTTTAACACATATGCTCATGGCAAATTTTCTGTTCTTGGAGATGTTATTAAAGCCAATAATACATATAGAAGTCAATATGAATTAGATGAACGTGAAAAAGAACAGAAAGTAAGTTATGCCTAATTATGCGAGTATAGTACCACTCATTGGCGGTGAAACAATCGCCATGCAAAATGTGTTTGGTAAAAGACCGGAGTATATTTTAAGTTATGAACCGTTTCAAACAAATGATAATCACCTTAATGAATATTATAAAAACGAAGTACCCTATCATCTTATCGGAGACGGTGGGGTACCTGATGTACCTCATGTCGATGTTATTAATACCGTATGCCCTTGTGCTGGGCTTAGCAGTCTTAGTACTACAAGCAGTTCTGATGCTGCTATTAACGATTGGATGCGTACCACTGCGAATCATGTTTTGGGTACACTCTCTCCTCAAGTATTCTGGGGCGAAAACGCACCAAGACTCGCTTCAGCAATGGGACGACCGATTGTCGAAGACCTTAGGAGAATCGGGGAAACGTTTGGATATACTTTTTCTATATATAAGACGAAATCTATTCTTCATGGATTAGGACAAGTTAGAGATCGAGCATTTTATTTTTTCTGGAAAGGTGAAAAAACTCCAAAATTCGAATATATAAAACGTGAACATGAAAAGATTGAGGATACGATTCGTTCCGTGAAACGCGATCCAAGTGATCCAATGTCAATCCTTACAAACTCAAGTGTTCCGTCAGAAAATCCATATTATCGTTTTGTGCTCGAAGAGCTCGAAAATGGCATAACTCATTCGCAGTTTCAAGATAAGATCAGTAAGAGTTATGACATATTACATTACATTGAAGATCAAGGCATAAGTTATAAAGAAGTTTCAAAATGGATGACTCAACATGGGTTTGACAAGCAAGCGACTCGTTCAATGACTATGTATGAGAAACTAAAATCTGGTGGAAACGTAATGAGACGCGGTGTTAATATACCGAAGAATTATATTGGTGCTTTTGTTGGAGCGTATCCTACTAGCCTTACACATCCAGACGAGGACCGTTATTTGACAATTCGTGAATGTTTATCAATCATGAAATTACCAGAAGATTTTAATCTTCAAGGCGGACTTAAAAATATAAATCACATATGTCAGAATGTTCCAGTGACAACTGCTCAGGATATGGCAGATCATGTTCTTAAATTTGTAGATGGTAGATTAGATAATCAACTTATTGAAACAAAATATCTCGTACAAGACAATAAATCAAAAACACTTGACTATGAAAAAGAGAGTGTACAACTTGACGCATTTATGGTATAATAGTCAAGTTACTTAGGAGAATTATATGAGCATAATGGATAAATTGAAAAAGAATAGCAAAGTTAAAGAAACCTCTATTCTTTCAGATAGTAAATTTTTTACTGAAAAAGATATGGTAGCTACTGATGTACCGATGATAAATGTAGCTTTATCAGGTTCTATGGAAGGTGGATTGGCACCAGGCTTGACTGTTCTTGCCGGTCCATCGAAACATTTCAAAACTTCTTTTGCATTAATCATGGCATCAGCATATCTCAAAAAATATGAAGATGCTGTTTTATTATTTTATGATTCAGAGTTTGGTTCGCCGCAATCTTACTTTGAAAATTTTGGTATCGATACAAGCAGAGTACTACATACACCAATCGCTAACGTAGAAGAACTTAAATTTGATATTATATCTCAATTAGAAGGTGTAGAACGTGGGGACAAAGTTTGTATTGTAATTGATTCAGTTGGCAACCTAGCATCAAAAAAAGAATTAGATGATGCTATCAACGAAAAATCAGTTGCCGATATGTCAAGAGCAAAAGCACTCAAAGGTTTATTTCGTATGTGCACACCTTATTTGAATATGAAAGATATTCCAATGATTGCGGTAAATCATACATATAAAGAAATAGGCTTGTTTCCAAGAGACGTAGTGTCTGGAGGAACAGGTATATATTATAGTGCGGATAACATTTGGATTCTTGGACGTCAACAAGATAAACAAGGAACAGAAGTAAAAGGTTATCACTTTGTTATCAATGTGGAGAAATCACGTTATGTTAAAGAAAAGTCTAAGATACCCATTAGTGTTTCTTGGGATGGTGGAGTACAGAAGTGGTCTGGTCTTCTTGATGTTGCTCTCGAAGGTAAATATGTGGCTAAGCCGTCGAATGGCTGGTATTGCCAAGTTAGCCAGGAGACTGGGGAATTACTTGAACCAAAAGTACGAGAAAAACAAACATTAGAAGAATCATTTTGGAAACCAATCTTTGATGAAGGATTTGGCGATTATTTAAAGAAAAGATTCTCTATAGGTTCTCCTGCTTTAATTGAGGAAGCAGATGGCGAATAGAAAAGAACATGAACACTACGAAATGATTCCAGGCGATGGTCATGATCAAGCTTGGAATATAAGAATTTTGCATGGTCAATTTGTAGAAACTGTGATAGAGTTTGGTGCTATTTCTTTTAATGAATCTCAACAAGGAACTATGAATTTTAATTTCGAAATAATATCAAGTCCGGATTCAGAATTAACTACAGAAAATGTAGAACTTCAAGAAGAAGCAGCACAAATATTAGAAAATGTTTTAGAGCAAGCGATAGAAGGCGGCTATATAGAATCGACAGTAAAAAAATGAAAATATTAATATTTGGTTTGCCAGGATCTGGTAAAACAACATTAGCAAAACCATTTGCAGAATTGATTGGTGGCGTTCATATTAATGCAGATGCAGTGAGAAAGTTTTACAATGATTGGGATTTTAGTCTTGCTGGTCGTATCAGACAGGCACGGCGAATGAAATATCTTTCTGATGGAGTAGTAATGGCTGGTAAGGTAGCAATTGCAGATTTTGTATGTCCTACTGAGCAGGCAAGACAAGAGTTTAATTCAGATTACACTGTTTGGATGGATACAATAAAAGTCAGCGTATTTAAAGACACAAATGAAATCTTTGAAAAACCAACTAAATATGATTATCATGTAGCCAAATGGTTTGATGATACTGATAGACAATTATCAGAAGTTTTTGAAAGATTTAAGGAAAAACGCAGTGGCAGTATTTGATTGGAAAAAACCTACAGTTCAAATGTTAGGTAGATGGCAACCTTGGCATAAAGGTCATTCCGAATTATTTAAAAGAATTCACGCAATGACAGGTCAAGTTGCAATTATGGTTAGAGATGTGCAAGATGTAAATGATAATCCTTTTGACATCGAAGCAGTAAAGAAAAATATTAAGGAAAATTTATTAAAAGAAGGATTTACTTTTTATGAAGATTATGTTATAATACAAGTACCAAACATTGTCGATGTAAGTTATGGTCGAGGTGTTGGCTATACTTTTACTGAACATGATCTCGGCGCAGAGATTCATGATATATCAGCAACAAAAATACGTGCGCAAATGAGAGCAGAGGGTACACTTGCAGACAAACATTGAACAAACGATTCTAAGGAATTTATTAACTGATGAAAAGTATATGCGTAAGGTTTTACCTTTCATCAAACCGGATTATTTTCAAGGTACTTATCGTACTCTTTTCAAAGAGGCTGGTCAATACGTTGCAAAATATAATCGATTACCGACATCTGAAACTTTAAGCATAGAGTTGCAAGAGTCGACGAGTATGTCGAATGAACAATTTCAAATGTCTATGGAAATTGTTCCACACCTTTTTATAAACGATATAATAGATAATGATTGGCTCATTGATGCTACTGAAAAGTGGTGTCAGGATCGTGCTATTCATAACGCTATTATGGAATCAATTACAATTATTGATGGTAAACACGATAGTCTTACGAAAGGTGCACTTCCAGATCTTTTATCGAAAGCTCTTGGTGTTGCCTTTGATACGAATGTAGGTCATGATTATGTCGAAAACGCAGAACAACGATACGAATTCTACCACACCGAAGAAGACCGGATACCTTTTGATCTTGAGTACTTTAATAAAATTACAAAAGGCGGAGTCCCGAATAAAACTCTTAACATTGCTCTTGCTGGCACTGGTGTTGGTAAATCTCTTTTTATGTGCCATGTTGCTGCAAGCGCCTTGGTTGAAGGTTCTAATGTTCTTTATATAACAATGGAAATGGCAGAAGAAAGAATTGCTGAACGTATCGATGCTAACTTACTTAATATTCCTATTGATCAACTCGATAAAATGTCAAAAGATATGTTTACAACTAAAGTTGCTGATCTTGCTCGTAAGACAACTGGTAAGTTAATTGTCAAAGAATATCCTACTGGATCTGCACATTCTGGTCATTTCCGTGGATTACTCAACGAATTAAAATTAAAAAAACAATTTGAACCTGATATTATATTTGTTGATTATTTGAATATATGTGCAAGTTCTAGAATGAAAGCAATGGGAGGATCGATCAATTCATACACTTACATTAAAGCAATTGCTGAAGAGTTACGTGGTCTTGCGGTCGAGTTCGACCTACCGATCTTCTCTGCAACGCAAACGACTCGTTCTGGTTATAGTAACTCGGATGTTGGGCTTGAAGATACGTCCGAATCTTTTGGATTACCCGCTACAGCAGATTTAATGTTTGCTTTGATTTCTACAGAAGAACTTGAGAAAGATGGCCAAATGATGGTCAAACAATTAAAGAATAGATATAATGATCCAACTCAACATAAGCGTTTTGTAATTGGAGTTGATCGATCGAAAATGAGATTATTTGATGTTGATATTACAGAACAAACACTAACAGATGATACACCAGTCTTTGATAATACTGATACTGGCAAAAGATTTGAGGACTTTAAATTATGAAGGTAAGATTAATTAGTTATTCAAAGCCACCAAGAATGGTACAAATTATAGAGGAGCTTGATCCACATGGAGACAACCTTGAAGAACTTGTCGCGTATTGCGCCCGTGTATCCAACCCATCGAATCAAAACAACACAAAAACATCTGGAAAACTTCTCCGTTATCTCGCCAGGGAAAAACATTGGTCTCCGTTTGAAATGGTTTCTGCTTGCCTCGAGATAGAAACAACAAGAGATATTGCAAGACAAATACTACGACATAGGTCATTTTCATTTCAAGAGTTTTCGCAAAGATATGCTGAACAAACAGAATTTACACTCTTCCGAGATGCTCGTATGCAAGATAGCAAAAATAGACAAAACAGTATTGAAACTGAAGATGCTGATCTAAAATACGAATGGTTAAAAAAGCAGGCAGAAGTTGCCGTTTCCGTTAAAAACGCTTATAATTGGGCGCTGGAAAATGGCATAGCAAAGGAACAAGCAAGAGCAGTTTTACCAGAAGGTACAACTAGTTCTCGATTGTATATGAATGGAACATTAAGATCATGGATACATTATGTTGAACTAAGATCTAGTAATGGAACACAAAAAGAGCACAGAGACGTAGCAATTGAATGCGGCAAAGTGTTAAGCACTATCTTCCCAATTATGGAAGAATTTACAACCTCAAATTAAGAAAGGTAAATCGATGATTAAATCATCTATTAAAGGTTTGACAGTCCTCATACTGTCATTCTTTTTAGGATCAGTTGCTCATGCTGATCCTGTTAAAGTCGGATTTATATATGTTGGTCCAGTTGGTGATCACGGATGGACATATATGCATGACAAAGGAAGACAAGCAATTGAAGCTGAATACGGCGATGCAGTTGAAACTATCTACGTAGAATCAGTTCCGTATGGTCCGGATTCTGAAAGAGTCATTCGTGAAATGGCAAGTCAAGGTGTAGATATGATTTTTGCAACTTCATTTGGTTACATGGAGTATATGCTTAAAGTTGCTGAAGAATTTCCTGATGTAAAATTTGAGCATGCAACTGGTTATAAAACTGCAGACAATATGGCAGTATATTCATCTAAATTTTATCAAGGAAGATATATCCAAGGTGTAATTGCTGGACATATGAGTAAGGCTGGTAAGGCAGGATACATTGCATCTTTTCCGATTCCAGAAGTAATTCGTGGCATCAATGCATTTTATCTAGGAGCAACTTCGGTTAATCCAGATTTTGATATTGATGTAGTTTGGGTGAACACATGGTATGATCCTTCGAAAGAAGCAGATGCTGCAGAAGTCTTGATGGCAGGTGGTGCTGATATTATCACGCAACATACTGATTCTCCTGCACCTCTTCAGTCTGCAGCAAAGAAAGGCATCTATGCTTTTGGACAAGCATCTGATATGATTCAGTTTGCTCCAAATACGCAATTAACTTCTATCCTCGATGATTGGGGTCCATACTATGTCGAGAGAGTCGGTGCTCTTCTTGATGGAACATGGACAACCGATGATACTTGGGGTGGTATGGATACTGGAATGGTAGCAATGGCGCCATATACAAATATGCCACCAGAACTTGCTGCTATTGCGACATCCTTACAGGCACAAATAACATCTGGTGATTTTGATCCTTTTGGTGGTCAATTTACAGATATTGAGTTACTTGGTATGACTGACTATCTACCAGGAATAGATGCTGTAAAACCTTAACAAAAAATGTGCGTCCTTTATTGGACGCACTTTGGCTACTGGGGCAGGATTCGAACCTGCAAGCCTAATGGCACGAGATGAACAGTCTCGCGTGTTTACCAGTTTCACCACCCAGCAATAAACTTATTTTTTATCCAAAGCAGCAATCATTCTGGTCATACCGATACCACCACCAACACGTGGAAAGAAATCAAATTTAAGAAACTCTTCAAGTTCTGCTTCCACTCTTTCTTTTCGAAATAAATCAAAAAGTAGATTCGCATAAGCACCATCAGTAATTGTATGGAATGTATCACGCATTTGTTCCACGTCTGTTGATCTTTCGGCAGAACCGATAGTTTCCATACCACCTAGTATTACATCGATCTTCTTTGATGTTTCTCCTCCCTCGTGTCTAGACATATTCCAGAAAGGAGAAGTAAATTCGGGAAAGCCTGTTATCATAGTCGAACCAAAGTCATCAAACATTTTATTTTCATGCTCTGCTTTTAATTCGCCATCATAACTAAAATGTCTTTGCCACTCATAGTATGTTTTTTCTGTTGGTTCATCGAAACCGAGATACTCACATAATTCGTATTCCATTGTTTTGAGATCATCTATCGTTCCTGGGAACTCGAACTCAAACATTGGAAAAATAATATCATGTCTTCCTGGAATCGCATTCGGTTCTTGTCGATACGAGGTTGAGACACAAAAAAATCCTGACGCATCAGGATCGGATAATAATTCATGTTCTAACCACATTTGACCAGTTTGTGGGAGTGGCCAGACTTCACCTGCATATTTGTAAGTCGCCACATTGAAAGGATCTTCACATGCAGCAAGTATTGATAATCTATTTTGAGTGTGTACTTCTAAAAATCCTTTGTCCAAAAAAAATGACCTTAACA